CTTCCAACTTCTTGCTCGGTGACTTCGGCCACGACTGGTGCCACTGCTGGCGCTGCCGGTACGACTGGAATCTCTGGCGCAGCTGGTGTCACTTCTGGCATTGCTGCGGCCATTGGAGGCGCTTCTGGTGCAGCCGGTGGCACTTCGGGTGCAGTAGCGATTGGCGGTGTCTTTGGGGCCATTGCTGTGCCCATCGACGCGCCTGGAGCACCTGGTGCTGCCGCAGGCATTGGTGAGCGGCCTGTGACGCGATGCACACCCTTCTTGACCGCCTGGACGACCGGAGGTGCCACTCGTTGCAGAATCTGCCCTGCTGGGCCTGTTACGGCTGCCGTGACCACCTCTCCAGTGTCGAACTTGCCACCAGTTGCTGCTTGGCTTGCTTCAATGGCCGCTTGCGTTGCACCACCGGCAACGATTGCACCAGGGATGGTTGCGGCTCGGCCTGCTGGTGTAAATGCTGCAATGCCACCAAGCGCACGTGGGATGTCACCCATCGTGAAGCCTGGCGTGATCGCATACTCTTTTTGATCAACAGACGATTTGAGTAAGTAGTTACCCTTAGCGTCTTGGCGAACCTGAACGCCAGGGAAATTGGCCTGCAAGACCTGCACTGTTTCCTTGGGGCCGCTGAGGAGTGTCCCGAGTGCCGTTTTGAATCCTGCCACGCTCATTTGATTGAGTTCTGGCATGGTCACCCACTCGGGCAGCGTTTGGGTCTCTGGCGTGGCGCGTGCGCGGCCAGTGACCTGCTCGGCCAGACCTTCAAAGAAGCCCATGGGCTTTGGCTGTGATGCTGCCCATTGCTCAGGCGACATTGGTGCTGCGGCTGGCGCTGTGGCCATGGGTGCAGGTGCAGGAGCTGCTGGTGCAGCCTGCTTAGGTTGGGATGCCAACCATTCTTCTGGACTCATCGTGCCCCCACAGATTGCTTGTATGCGCTCCACTGAGCATCAGTGAAGTTCGCAGGACGAGTGTAAGTCTGGCCACCAACCGTGACGCTGTTTGCAGTTGGTGCAGCTGGCGCTGCCGCCACGCCAAGTGCTGTCTTGTCTTCGCCTGCTTTTTTCTGGGCTGAATCCAGATATGGCTTGGCCAGATTGACATACTCTTGGCGCTGTTTTGAATCAAGCGCAAAGAGCTGACCACTTTGCAGTTTGGTCGCTTGGTTTTGTAAGCGTTCGTATAGGCCTGCTGTGTCGCGTGCCGTTGCAAATTCTGTCTCGCGTACCACTGAGCCTGGATCGAGCATTTTCATGAATCCGGTGATCAGTGCAATGTCGCCTGGGCCATTCTTGGCCTCGGATGACGACTTCATATTCTGGTAAGTAGTTCCAAGTTCCCCATACACTTTTGTGCGACCTTGGAATTCCTTGCGCAGTTTTTCTTCCTGCTCGAATGTCTTGGCAGGGTCAAGACCACCAGTGGATTTGAGTGCTTCCAATTCGAGTGCAGCTTTTGCGGTTTCCACACCGAGTTTCTTGGTCTGGGCCAATGCCGAGCCGGTCTGTGCAGATGTCAAACCAAGATCAGCAGCTTTCTTTTTAAGGTCTGCAAGTGTGATCTGCTCTGCAAACTTGGCATCGACCTGAGCTTTTTGTGCTTGTGCAGTTGCCAGTGCAGCATCAGCAGCTGCTTTCTCTGGAGCATTGGTGGCTGTGGCCTGCGCTGTCTTGGCATCTGCCACAGCTTTTTCGGCTTTTGCTTGGGCATCAATCAATTCAGATGGTGCTTTAGCTTCTGCTCTCGTTGTTGACAAAGTCTTGTCGATGTTTTCGAGCAATTCTTTGCCACCAGGCAAGGTGGCCATCATCAGTCCAACAGTAGCCTGCGATCCAGTAGGATTGACATCAATCAGTTGCAAATAGGTCTCTGTCGCCTTGGCATCTTGCTCACGACCAGAATTGCGATATGCATCTGCCTGTTCTTTGAGCAGATTCTTAGCAATATCAGGTTGGCCAGATTTCAGAGCTGCATAGACTTGACCAGATTGAGCAAGTCGGTTTTGTTGTTGAGAAGATGACATCAAGTCAAACGACTTGCGCACAGTTTCTGCTTGATCTTTTGGGAGCATCGCAGAGACACGAGCAAAGTCTGTGGCTGTTGCATTTGGATTACTGAACAGAGTTTTTAGTTCTGTCTGCGCTTTCATTGCTTGCTCGCGTGCTTGTGCCTGTGCCTGTGCTTCTGCGCCAGCTGCGCCAAGTTTGAATCCACCGAGTGCTGCCTCAAATGGGCTTTGCACATCGACTGCATAGTTGATTGGTGCTTGGAATGGGTTAATGCCTGCCATGTTGTTTTCCTTTTAGAACCCGAAGCCCATGCCAGCCTTGCCGCCTGCACCGTACTGGAAGCCCAGCATTTGAGCAGGCAGATTGAAAAGCGAGCCATAGGCCTTGGCTTGGCCAAGTTCACCACCAGCCAAAGCTGCGCCTTGCTGAGATAGCAAGTTGGCCACATTGGTGCCTGTCTCCATGCCAGCAGCGCCAACACCAGCAGCAGATCGCTGTCCAAGTTGTGTCATGCCACCTAAGCGGCCATATTGCTGTTCGATGAGGCTTGACAGGAGCTGAGGACGAAACTGAGCCAGTGCGCCTTGAATGTTGCCACCACGTAGGCCTCCAGTGGCCGATGCACGCTGGAGTAATGCTTCCTCGCCTTGACTGGCAAGTGCTTGGAATGTTTCTCCACCTCTGATGCGCTCGATGGCCGCACGTTCTGCTTCTGGCCCTTTAAGACCAAGGAATGCTTGCTGTGCTTCAAGTGCTGGCAGACCTGCCTCTGTGTAAGGTTTAAGCAATTCACGCATGGCATCGAATTGCCTGCGTTGTTCTTCAATGCCTTGTTGGGCTGCACCGGCTTGAATGCCTGCGGCTTCACCAGCAGCGCTGGCTTGCATTGAACTTCCGATGAGTTGGCTTCCACCAACAACTAGGGCTGTGACTGGATCAGGCATTGCCGAACTCCTTCATGTAGTCTTCAAATTTTTCGCCATACAACTCCATGACCAAGTGAGCATTTTTTGTGGCAAAGCCTGGGCCATGCGTAAGTGATACGGCCATCAAAATCAGGTCATAGTAGCCTGCACGCCAGACGAATGATCTGGCATCGGCCTCACCTGCACGCTCTGCTTGGTCTGATGCTTGCCACTTCATGATTGCTGTTGCCAGCAATGGCACAAGATGGTGGCTGTTGGTGATGAAGAATTGATTTTGATGCATGCCCACCATCGTGTTCCAGATGGTCGCATTCAGGTCTTTGCGCTCAACCGTGTCGCCATCGGCAACATCGTCAAACACCTGAATGGCATCGTAGACCATGACAAGCCATTCCACGACTGGCGCAGGCAACAGAAGAGCCCTTTGCAGGTTCTCTTTGAGCCAATCGATACCAGTCATGCGCAACTCCTATTCAGGGTGAGCTGCTGGCGGCCCGATAGACTCAGCGCCTTTATTTTCCCACATTTTGACATTTGGTCAATCTTCCATTTCAAATTCACGTTCTTCCCATGCCTGGCAGACGCGCAGGTCGTGGCAGATGAACTCGAATTTGGTGCAGTAACCACGGAAACCAGCATCGGTGTCCCAGTCATTGCGTGGGATGCGCTCCATCTTGGCCTGTGTCATAGTGCTGTTGTCGTAGTATTCACAGTTCGAGCAGCGACGACGACGGGCTTCTTTCTCGTCCACTTGCATGGCCTTGCCCACTGCGATCCAATAGGTCTTGTTGGCCGTTGGCTCGTTGCTTGGGTTTTCAGGGCCAAGCATCCAGTCATCGATGACGATCTGGGTGTTCTTCTTGTTCTCGGCTGTGCTGATGAATTCTTCTTCCATCGGCAAGCCCATAAAGCCTTTTGGCATCATCATGAATTTGTCCATGCTGTTCTCCTTGATTAAGTAATTTCGCGGCCAGATGCGCGGATGGTCAGCGATGTGGCTGCGCTGGCAATGGTGCTGATGAAGCTGCCAGACTCAAGCGCTTGGCCAACCAACTCTGGGCAGGTATAGGTCTCATCGGGTGCAATGGCGCGAGTGTCAATGATCAAGTTGCTTACGCCAGTAGACCCACCACTTGTCACCAAGTTGACGCTGATCGTCACATTGGTAGTGTTGGTGTTGGTGATCGTAAATTTGTCAATGATCGCCTTGCAGTTGGTCGCTGTGTATTGCGTGGTCTGGGCGTTCTCGGCCTGTTTTGGTGGGATCAGCACCTTGATTGATACGGTCATTTCATTCTCCTTATGTGGCTTCGCCACCGCTGGCGATGATTGTGAGGCCAGCCGATGCTGCCTGAATTTGAATGGTATCTCCTGCGTTCAGCACCTCGACACCGTTGTATTGCAAAGCATTGTTAGCTGGTACTGACACATCGTACAAAAACGCATTGCTTGTGCCTGCTGTGCCTGCGGATGGCACAAAAAACACGCGCACGTTGATGGCAGCTGCTGTGGTGTTGGCAATGCTGAATTCTTTGACAAGCGTGCGTGTGCTGGCCGGTACGGTGTACAGCGTTGTCACGCCTGTCGTGATGGCCGCTTGGCCAAGTTTTGTGGGTGTGATTACATCGAAAGCCATGTGAGCACCAAGTTAGATTTGACGGACGCTGGAAGACTTGAAGATGGCACTGGGCCATTTTCCCAGCGCAACTGAACTCCATCGTAAACCAGCACATCACCATTGGCTGGTGTTGGCGCGTAAACATCAGACAGTTGGCTGACTGAAGGAATAGCTGAAACTCTAACAAAGACCGATCCAGATCCTGCTGTTGCAGCATTGACAACTGAAGCAACCACCACGTGTGGCGTTGGTGCAGCTGGTATATTCTTGCTCAAGCCGCCAGCAAATGATGGGTTGTAGTACAGGATGTCACCGTCTGCCCATACCTCACCATAAGGCGTTCCGGTGGTGTTAAATCCTCGCACCAAGCCGAAGCTGGAGACAAGTCCAAAGCCATTAAGAGCAATGGCTTCTGCGGCCACACCCATGATAAGTTGGCCATTGGTCACGCCAGTGGATGGTTTTCCTTTGAGCACGCCAGAGGCACCAACAGCGCCATCGAACATGACGAGCTGGCCTTTGGCAATGGCAGCCGATGCCTTGATGTAGTAGTACTGCGACTCGCCAATGGCTTGATTGACATTTGGTGTCATCTCAAGATTGAGCGTGTAGCCACCGTTCCAGTGCATACGACCAACTTTTACGGCTGGTGATGGTGTGGTGGTGTTGAAGTCGATGTAGTCGGTCACCACAGAGTTGTTGTTCTGGATGGCTGGCGCTGCTACCAGTAACTCAAGTGCTTGAGCTAGGCGAGGAATGGAATCAAGTGCCTGCTGCACTTTGGCGTTGAGCACAGCGTCCTCGACTGCCGTGTCCTGTGCCAGTGCACTGAGCTGTGCCAATGCTTCGTTTGCTGTGGCCGCTGCCGTGTCTGCCTGATACTCGAAGTCGGTACCAGTAATAACTTGAAGCGCATCCACAGTGGCGAACAGCATCTCGAACTGCCTGATCTGTTGCTGATCGGTCAGGAACTGAGCGAGCTGGTCTCGCGTCAGATTGAGTTTGCGGGATTGTGGTGCGGTTGCCATCAGAATGCCAATGGCTCGATCTGAGCCTCAAGTCGAATAAAGGAAACGTGGGCATCGCTGTCTCCACGGAAGCGCTGGATGCGCCAGTTGCGCATGTGTCCTTGTTGGAACCATGCCAAGCGCTTGTTGCTGCCTGTGGTTCCAACGGAAATGTTGCGATCTTGGCTCCATGACTTTCCATCGATGCTGTAGCTGGTGCTGATCTGAGGGTTTGTACCAAGTTCTACGCTTCCAGTCAAACTGACCAATTCCATCTCGTTGAAAATCGCGCCATTGCTTTCGTTGTAGACGATGAGCGTGCCAAATTCCCATCGCACTTGCTGGCTCCAATGATGGCCAGTACTCTGCACCAAGTATCCGATGGCGCTGCTTTGCGGGTCACCTACCAGCCACTTGTCGTATGCCCATACCATGTTGCGTGCGCGGTACTGCGCAAAACCTACCACGGTAGTAACAAGGGTAAACCATACCTGTTCGCCCAATGCCTCGGATGCGGATGCATCGTAAACCACAGTGCGGTCTGGCAGATGCACGTAGAGGTGCTGGTGGTTCTTGTCGTTGCGTGCTTCGAGCTTTACAGTAGCCAGTTGCACCTCGGTGTATTGCAGGAGCAGATTGTCGATCTCCTGCGTGCTCACCTTCTGGGTGGTCGCGGCTGCGCCCACGTAGATGCCTGGTGCCTCATTGCGGCCACTTCCCAAGAATGCAATGGACTGAACGAAGATGCAGCATCCCTGCGTTCCGATCACACCCTTTTGCATTTGAGCACCTTCGATGCGTGCGAATGGGAACAGTTCACCGCCAATGTTGTCGAACACCTCGATGGTATTTCGGTTCAGTGCATAGATTTCGTTGCGCAGTTTTAGCAGGGCCACCACTGGGTCTGGGTCTGCCTCTGAGCTTCCGTACTTCAATGGATTTACGGCCAGTGGATTTGTCAACTCGGTGACAACCAGATTGGCACCTTCGGTGGTCATGAAGTAACCGTCTACCCACACCACATCAAGCACCAGGCCAAGATCTGGATCAGTGTTTTGAGTAAGTGTTCCAGCCGATGGATTCCAGAAGTACAAACGCCCACCAGATGCGATGGCCAATAGGTCGAAACTGTAGTCCATGGTCACCAGTTCATTGACTGGCCCACCAACATCACCCAGAGTTGTCACTGTGCCATTGCTGGCCACGGTCACGAGCTTGCTGCCCATGACCCGGTAGCAGATGCCGTTCCAGTTGATTCCGCCACGATCTATGCCTGGGCCTGTGCCGTTGGCCACAATGCCGTCGCCTGGACGCAGGAATCCATTGCTGATGCCAGACTTCTTTGGCACCGGAACCATATTCACCGGATAAGCAGTGCGCAGCTCTGGCGTGTTGTCAGCGTAGATGCCGTTTAGGATTGGGATTTGCATGGCTTACCACTTGACCTTGTTGGCCCAGTACGCTGCGCTCATCTTGCCTTTGGCAATGTTCTCAGCATGTCTGGCCTTGAATGATTCTCGACGAGCCTCGGATGCTTTTGACTCGCCTTCCTTCTTTGGAGACCCAGACACGCCCTGCTGACCGAAGCGAATGGTTTTTATCTCGTCACCGGCCTTGGCCACGACAACGTGGCTTTTGGTGGGATGCGATGGGGTGCGCTTGGGCTTGTTGTAGCCCTCAACGCCGGCACGGGCAAGGCGTGTGTCTTTGGTGGCCATGGCTTAGGCGACGCGATACCAGCTGTTGGTGGCCTGGTAGAAGCGCATGGTGAAGAAGGCGTTTGCGGCCAGGGTGGTGGGTGCGCCAAATGCTGCTGCTGCACCGTTTAGCGCCAAGGTGAAGCTGGTGATGATCTGGGTGGTGGTGACCAAGACCTGTGTGCCGTCTGGCACGCCAGTGTTCAGGGGCAGCGTAACTGTGCCTGCGGCCAGAGTGCCAGCAGGCTGGATGATCATCCATTGCTGTTCGCTGACAGGCGTTGGCACTGTCACATTGAAGCCAGTGCCTGGTGTGTACAGGTTGGTGGCCACGGTAGGCGCTGCGAATGTGGTCTGGAAATATTGCAGGAGCTGACTGACCGAGACTTTGCGAGCATCGCCATTGTTTGTGTCGTAGACCGGAATCTGGTTTGCGCCAGAGACTTGGCTGATGCTTGAGAGTTGGTTGATTTGTGGCATGTTGGTTCCTCAGTTGTATTCGAGTGGGCCGTCTTGACCGGCCAAGACTGGATCATAGGGGCGCTGCAAGAATGGGTCGTCGTAGACACGCCATGGCTTGTTGCCTGCACCGGATGGCATCGTTCCTGGCATCTGCTGCTCCATTGGCATGGCTGCACGTGAAAGAAGCGTGTTGTACGACTCTTTGGCTGTCATCTTGGTGTCAGGCATGACCTGTTTGCCGTAGCTTGGAGCCAACTTGATACCGAGGTTTGTGTAGATGGCCTCGTTCGCGCTGTCAGGAACGTTGGTCTGCTCGTCCAGATCGCTGTCTTGGGGGCTGGATGGCAGTGGATAGCCCAATCGAATGCCGAGAGCATTCCATGCTGCGATCATGGTGTCGAGCCTGCGCAGTGCGGATTGCAACTGCTCAGGCGTCAGATCGAAGACATAGGAGGCAAGGCCAATTTCCTAGAAAGCCTGTGCGACGAAGTGGCGCTTTGTCCATCCCATGTCATTCTCCTGTTTGTTCAGACAGTCTGTCTTGGATCAATTGTCCCAGTTTTTTGTCTTTTGTGCGACCGTCGAAGCGGATGCCGAGTTCTGTGGCCTTGGCCTCAAGTTCTGCGCGGGTCGGCTCTGCATCATCGCTGATTGACTCAGGTTCGACCACTGGGGATGGGGCTGGAGTTGCTTTGACCTGCTCGCGCCAGTCGAGTGGCTTGGCCGCTTTTTTCTTTTTGGTTGGCTTGATGGCCCACTTTGGCTTTGGCTTCTTGAAGCCACCAGCGTTGTCGCCTGCGGCTGCGATGGCCTCTGCTGAGGATGCAAACCATCCTGCGTCCAGCTTTGCATCAAGTTCTTCTTGCGTCTGCACGCTGTCGAAGTTGTATGTCCCACCGCCTGGCTTGCGTTGTTGGCCAGGACTGCGGTAGACGATTGCGGGGAATGTGATTCTCATTTTTTGGCTTTCATGGGCTTGGCTGTCTTGGCTGATGCCACGAAGTCTGCCTTGGTCGGTGCGCCCTTTGCGCCAGGCTTGCGCATGCGCTCAGGTGTCTTGCCTGCGGCCTTCTGTGCCGCAATGCGGTCACGCTTGGCATTGATATTGGCGTAGAGACCAGCCTTCATTTCATAGCCTTTTTTGGTGCTTTGCTTGGCTTGCCTGCGGCCTTGGCTGCTTTGGTAGCCACGTTCAATGCGATGGCCACGGATTGCTTTTGTGGCTTTCCGGACTTCATCTCTTTGGCAATGTTCTTGCCGATGGACTTGCTTGAGTAACCTTTGGTCAATGGCATGGTGATTTCCTTGATGAGAAAGGGGGGCTAAAGCCCCCCGATCATTTCACAGCTTAGGGCTGATTGAACAACAAGATGCCGGACATCTCAGGTTGCTTGTTGACCACACCGAAGAGGGTGTCCAAGCGATACTTGATTGTCATGCTGTCGATGTCATAGAACTTCTGCATCACCAGCTCCACGCCCTGGTCTGTGGTAGCACGCATCACTGCGGTGCCAGCATCGGACGGGACTGCGTAGCGGCCAGGCAAGATTTCCAACGAGTCACGCTGCCAGAACACGTTGATGTTCGAGGCAGCAGTGTTGAGCCAGTTGATGTTTGCGGCTGCGGCAGGAGTAACGATAACGTTCTTGTACTGTGCAGATGCATCGCTTGCAACTTGGTTGGAGATGATGCCAGGACTGATCACCATTTGCGTGCCGTTGGTGATGCTGATGACACGGAATGTCTTCAGCTGGCCAGTGGACTGCTTGGTGATGTGATGCACTGCAACCACACCGTCGATCGTGAAGGCATCGCCCACAGCCACGCCAACTGTGTTGGACACGGTGACGGTCTGGTAGCGGTTGTCGACGTTGATCTGGCCACCAACCGAGGTCGATGTGGCCTTGGGCACGAGGTAGTTGCCAGCAGCGTTCTGCGTGTCGATGGTAGTGACACCACCAGCAGCAGCAGCGATGCGGTTTGCGTAGTCGAACTTGTATGTGTCGAAGCCTGCAACCATGCCAACGAAACTGCGCTCATAAGCCTTGTCAGACTTGGCATTGCCAAACGAACGGCTTGCCTGAGACAAGTTACCGGCCAGACCGTTGTAGTCACGGCTGGACAAGCCCAAGAAGCGATCGTAGTCAGGCACGCCTTGCTCGTTCATGATGCTGTCGCACAAGGCCACATCATCGTAATCACCGGCAGCGGTGGAGACTGGAACGACCAAAGTGCCTTGGGCAGCTGCGGTGTTCATGATCGCCACGTTGATGTCGGATGCGAGCTTCTGTTTGGCTGACTCGCCCAGACGACCTTCTTGCAACGCATCGCGCAGATCGAGGGTGGTCATTGTCCAAGGCACAGTCTTGCTGAAGCCGATGGTCGAAGGTACAGACAACTGAGTCATGTTCTGGTAAGAGCCAGCGATGGTCGTGCCAGGTGTGCTGTTGATGGATTGCGCCATGTAAGGCATCGGACGCCAGATGGTGTCGTTGGTACGGGCCATCTCGGTCTGGTTGGTGTTGTAGACCGAGACGTGACGCGACAGAACCAGCAGGTCTTGGAAACCTTCGAGGATGTCTTCAAACGCTACGCGTTCTTCTTTGGAAAATGCATTGGCCATGATGGGCTCCTAAATTAAAAAATCATTTGGAAGCTGCTTGCTTCTGCCGCTTGTACTGAATGACTTTCGTCATGTTTCCAGTACGAGCCGCTTCTTCTCGCAGCCGTTCAAGGGTTGAGTCCACCGCCCCAGATACTCGGCCAGTTCCTGACACGATTCTCTCGGGTGGCGGGGCTGCCCTGCGGTTGGTAACTTTCAATTCTTTCTCCAGTTTCGCTACCGCAAAGGCAAACTTTACGGGGTCTTTGATCTCTGACAGCTCTTTTGCCTTCTTCGGATTCTTACCGAGTGCGTAGATGACGAGCGCGGGATTATCCGCACCTTGGAGCACCACGCCTTGCTGGGTAACGCTGAAGAGTTCCTGGGCGACTGCCTCGGCATCTTCAAAGTCTTTGACTCGCAGCTCTGCTTTCGCCTTGCCGTAGCCATCCAGTTTGGCTTGCCATGCTTTTTGCTGATTCATAACTTCAGCTTCTTGCGCGGCTTGGGCTTCATCGGCTTTTCGCTTGCGCTCAAACCAATCTGCCAGTGCTGCCTCGAATTTGTCAGCGTCATAGTCGTGGTCTTCAAGGCTTGGCTTCTTTCCCAGCACGACCGGCTTGGTCTCAGTCTGTGCGGTGCTTTGCAGCTTGCCTTGCAGTTCACGGTTTTGCCGTTGCAATTCTCTGTTCGTCTTACGCAACTCGCGTACCCATTCAGGCGCATGAGTCTGTTCTTCGGGAGGTGGCGCTTCCTCACCAATGGAGACTACAACTTCATCCGGTTCGCCTTCGTCATCTTCGGTACTCTGGTCATCGTCCTGGTCACCAGTGGATTGGTACTCGCTGGTGGTTTCCTCAGTGCTTTGGCCTTCGTCCTCAATGACGATGGTGTCATCGTCCTCGTTTTCGCTTCCTGTTACTGCCTTTTTGTTCATCTTCTGACCCCATCAAACTCACCCATTAGAACGGCTGGGTGGATGCCGTTGTGTGTGATTGTCACTCAATTGTGGGTTGATTGACAACTGGTTGTGTTTGTTGCTGGATCATGCCGCCGATCTGCTCGGCCATATTCATAGCATGATCTTGCGATTCCATGTCCACTTTGCTGAGGGTCTCGACCGTCTGGGCACGTTTGAGTTCTGCGCTGGCAACGGTTTCGACGGTGTCGGCTCTGGCTTTGGCTGCCTTGGCAGTTTCATTCTCAGCTGCGGCTTGCAAGTACATGGCATTCGGGTCTTGCGGCTTGCCCTGCATCTCGGCCATGAGTTCTTCGGCTTCCATGTCGGTCGGCTTGACCACGCCCATGCGCAGGAGCTTCTTGCGGAAGTAGGCATTGGCATCGCCCACGCCTTCGCCCTCCATGTTCATCATGGCCATGGCGGTCAGAACCTGTGCAGTCTCTGGGTCTTGGGTGATCTGAAGCATGCCGGTCAGGGCGCGGACAGTGGCTTGCTTTTTGCTTGAGCTGGATGGGCCAACGTCAGCGATCACGTCGAATGTGGCGCTTGTCAGATCGTTGGCCATGACCATCTCGCCAGTCTCCTGGTCGATTGTTGGCTGCATCAGCTCGACCATGCCAGCTTCACCAGTTGGCGCGATGGTCTTCATCTTGCGCTTTTCTTCGGTGTAAATGTCGCGTGCCATCGAGAGCCAGATTTCACCGCAGCGCTTCATGCCCTTGGCAAAGTTGCTCATGTAGATGAAGGCTTGGCCATCGACTCGGGACTGGATCATCTCCACGGCCTTGCCTGAGATGTTGCTCACCATCTTGTCAGCACCGGATGGGTTGCCCAAGATATCCTGCATGTCGGTCTCGGTAATCTGCAAGAGTGCAGCCATGGCCGGTGGGATTGCTGCGCTACGGGTATAGGCCACTGGGCCGCTGATCGCCTGATTGCCGTTTTGGTCAGTGATCGGGTTGATCAGCAGGTAAGGGTAATCCTTGAGGTTGTCCTCGGCCCACATGACTTGGTGGCCAGCGACCTGCTCAGGCGTGAGGATGGGTTTCTCGACGCTGGAAAGGGCGCTGATCTCACCCAGCTTGGACAGCTGCATGTTCTTAAGACGCTGCGCATCCTTGGCCAGGCGCACATGGCCCATGCATCGCTCGACGTTGTCGACGAACCAGCGTTTGCCGTAGACGACAACGATCGGGATGCACTTGCCTGCGATGTAGCCACAGTCTTCAAGCACCTTGCCACCGGACATGATGTATTTGCGCACGCGCCTTGTCTTGATCTTGCGCTGACGCACTTCGATTGTTCCGATGGCTGCCAGAGTTTCTTCCAGCATTTCGTCTTTGTCAAAGTCGGCTTTTGTGTAGCGTTCTTCTTCACCTGTGATGGTTTGGAAGATGCGGATGGTCTCGGTCTTTTCCTCGATCTTGAAGTACTCGGCCACGTAGACCACATCAGGTGTGCACCAGTCGAACTCGTACTGGTGGATGATCTTGGGCCAGCTTGCTGGGTCATCACCCCATGTGTCTTTGTAGGCCTGTTGCGTCATCGAGGTGACAACGAAGCAGAACTTGGCATCAGACTTGTCCTGGCGCTTGGCACCAAGGTCGAAGAACACCGAGCTGTCAGCGTCGAAGATTGGCTCGATGCGAATGCGTTGGCGATCGTCCTCTGGGTCTTCGTCGTCTTCATAGACGGTACGCAGTCGCCAGGCACCGATGCCGCCACCGACCGCTTCCTCAAAAGCGTTGTCGTAGGCTTCGTCTGCCACGGATGCCTGCTCATCGGCTCGGTACAGGCCATCGCAGACCTCAGCCAGCTTGTCGTTCTCAGCGCCATCTTTGGAGACGAAGTCCACCGTGATGCGATTGTTCCGGTATTCGTTAACCACCCTGATCACTGCCAGCATGATCTTGTTGACTTCAAACTTGGGCTTGTTTTCGTATTGATCCCAGAGTGGACCTTCCCACTGGCTGCCTGCCAGCGAGTAGAAGCGCCGATCTTGGAGGCATTGCAGGCGCTCGTCGCGCAATGCGCTTTGCACGTCATCGAATTGCGCTAGGGCTTCGTCGTGCAGATTTGCAAGGCGGTGGTCGTTTGCGA